AAACTGGGACGGGTCTGTTGATATCAAAGATAAAATGATGGAAGCAGAAAATAAAGCACAAAATGGCTAAACCTAAAGGCGGATTAACTAAGTGGTTCAAAGAGGGGTGGGTAGACATCTCTCGTAAAAAGAAAGGCGGTGGTTACATGCCTTGTGGTCGTAAGTCAGCTAGAAAAAGCAAACGAGGATATCCCAAGTGTGTACCTTCAGCAAAAGCAGCAAGAATGTCTCCTAAACAGGTACGTTCAGCTGTATCTAGAAAAAGAAAAGCTGGAAACCCTGGAGGAAAACCCCGTAATGTATCTACTTTTGTAAAGAGAAAGAGGAGAACTACCCGAAGAAAGAAAAGGTAACTCCTAAAGGAAGTATATGGATAGAGACACCTTTATCGAGGAATTACATCTAATCGCAAGGCTTTTAGAAAAGCTAGTAGAGTCAACTGAACTCAAATTAGAAGAAAACAGAAAAGTAAGAAAGTTACTAAACTTACCTGATACAGTCCACAACAAAACAAAGTTAACAAATTATTTTAAGAATGGCACTAAATAAAAGAAAACATAAAAAATATATAGGTAACAAAGATATTTATAAAACGGCTTCTAAGGCTCGATTAAGAGCTAGGAAGCTAGGTTTAAAAGGCATACACTCGCATGGAAGAGGTTCCGATAAACGGTATATGCCAGGAAGCTCGCATGGTGCATACCTACGAGCATTAAGGAGAAGGAAAAATGGCTAGACAAGGCGGTTTTTTAAGCGGAGCAAGTAGACATAATACGTCTAAACTTCGTAAACACGTACTCAAAAGAGGAGTAACAAGAGATATGAACTCAGCTGCAGGAACTACTGTAAATAGTAAGAATCCTAACAGTTATGAGGCATTTAGATATGCTGCAGCGCCTAAAGCTGTCGGACCCAGATACGGCAAAACAATTAATCCAAAGTCAGCGAAGTTTGGAAAAAGAGGCACAGGCAGAATATTACCTAGAAGACGATAACTATATCGAAAAATTAGGAAAGGCTTACGCACAACTATTTATCTGGAGCGGCATAGCCGAAAAGCGTAAGAAGAAAAAAGAACATGGCACTAACAAAAGCAGAAAAAGCAAGACTCAAAAAAGCTGGTCTTAGCAGATTAAATACTCCGAAAAGGACTCCAAAACACAGAACTAAGAAAGCTGTCGTTGCAGTAAGAGTCGGAGGCAAAGTCAAGATTATACGTTTTGGTGCTCAGGGCATGGGGCATAATTACAGTCCCGAAGCTCGAAAAAGCTTTAAAGCCAGACATGGAAGAAATATAGCAAAAGGTAAGTCGTCAGCGGCATACTGGGCAAATAAAGTATTCTGGGCTGGTAAAGGTGGGTCAAAGAAGATGCCACCAAAATCACAAAAATATACTAGAGGATTAAAAAGAAGAAGATGACAATACCAACAATTGACACCAGAAAGGCGTGGCTTGATGAACTTCAAGTACATACTTCTAGCAGTTTAATGAAAATTACTGAAAAAGAAGTAGCAGGCAAACATGTATCTCCTGTTGAGATACAGTATGCAAAAGTCTGTAGCGCCTACCTCTACCTATACAAGCTGGCTCAAGATGAAAATATATTGAGTGCAGAAGATCCCGACAACCCATTTGACTTTGAGACACTCCATTGATTGATATTAGTAGAGCAGACATAGAATCAGAGTTTCTAATGGAATTAGATTCAGAATCCCGTTTTATCAAACTTCCGATAGAGGGGTACATGGATTTATTAGGTATCATACCTAATAGTTCCCAAACTGCAATTATCAATGCAATCAACAATCCCAAATATAGATTTATAAGCGCTGCTGTTTCACGAAGGCAGGGTAAAACCTATATATCTAATATAATAGGACAACTTGTTTGTCTTGTTCCTGACAGTCACGTACTGCTCATGTCACCAAACTACTCACTATCACAAATCTCTTTTGATTTGCAGAGAGGTTTGATAAAACATTTTGATTTAGAAGTACTTCGTGATAATGCAAAAGATAAAGTTATTGAACTTAGTAACAATTCTACTATAAGAATGGGTTCAATAAATCAGGTAGATTCTGTTGTTGGTAGAAGTTACGACCTTATTATATTCGACGAAGCTGCACTAACAGATGGAAGAGATGCTTTCAATGTTGCACTACGTCCTACACTAGATAAGGATAATTCAAAAGCTATTTTTATATCTACTCCACGGGGTAGAAATAATTACTTTGCAGAGTTCTACTATAGAGGTTACTCAGACGAGTTTCCTGAGTGGGCAAGTATAAAAGCTACTTGGCACGAGAATCCCCGTGTTTCAGAAAGCGACATTAAGGAAGCTAAGAAAACAATGTCTGAAGCAGAGTTTCAGCAAGAGTACATGGCAGACTTTAATGTTTACGAAGGTCAGATATGGGCATTTAATCATGAAACATGTACTGCTGATCTTACTAATTTTGAAACTAGAAACATGGACGTCTTTGCAGGGCTTGATGTCGGGTACAAAGACCCTACAGCTTTCTGTGTAATTGCATACGATTGGGACGAACAAAAGTACTATGTATTAGATGAATACCTAGATGCAGAAAGAACAACAGAACAACACGCTGTGCAAATACGAAAGTTGATAAACAAATGGGACATAGACTATATCTATATAGATTCCGCAGCTCAACAAACTCGATTTGACTTTGCACAAAATTATGATATTACTACTATAAACGCTAAGAAATCAGTACTTGATGGTATTGGACAAGTAGCAGGTGTAGTAGACAATGATGATCTCATTGTACATCAAGGATGTAGAGAGGTACAATTATCTCTTGACCAATACCAGTGGGATCCAAATCCGAATTTAATGAAAGAAAGACCAAAACATGATAAAGCATCGCATATGGCAGATGCACTAAGATATGCACTATATACATTTGAAACCTCAGCTACATCGTTTTAATAACACCAGTGAAAAACAGTTCTTGACTTTTGGTATAAACTTTTGTTATAATTCTTATTAAGAGTTAGATATGAAATTTAAGAGAGATTTAGTTAAATACGTACGAGATAAAGCTAAATCCCAGTATAGAAAAGGAAGCGAATGTTACATTTGCGGAAAAACGGACAATTTAGATTTTCACCATTTTAACGGCTTGACTGAACTACTAGAAACTTGGATAAGTAAAAACAAAATTATAATTGAAAAAGAGCAAGACATACTAGAGATTCGCGAGCAGTTTATAGGTGAGAATTATGAAGCTGTTTATAATAGAACAGTTACTCTCTGCCATCAGCACCATTTAAGATTACATTCGATTTATGGAAAGCGACCCAAATTAATCACAGCAGAGAAACAAGAACGATGGGTCGACAAACAGAGACACAAACATGGCATGGTATGATTTTTTAATAGGAAGACAGGGTACAGTTGAATCAAATGAGGACAAACTGAATCCGTCTCAATTCGTTATTTCTCGTAATGAGGGTATGACGATAGACAGCCGAGAGGTTGTCACTAACTATAGGAATGCGTATGAACAACTAGAGATAGTTAATCGAGCTGTTAACATGATTGTTGACGATGTTGCTGAAATACCTTTTAGTGTTGGAGAACAAAGACAAGGCACTAATAATATAATAAAGAATATCCGTAGAGTAAAGGTTGATCAATTACTTAACAAAGAACCCAATCCTTTTCAGGACGTAAGTACTTTTAAAAGAAATCTAATAATTGACCTACTTATAGATGGAAACATCTTTATCTATTTCGATGGTGCTCATCTGTACCATCTCCCAGCAGAAAAAGTCACAATTTATTCAGATGACAATACATATGTAGAAAAATATAGTTTTGATAATTCTATTGACTATAAAGTCAATGAGATTATTCACATAAAAGAAAACAGTTTTGACTCTATTTATAGAGGAACTCCTAGACTTAAACCAGCATTTAGAACAATGCAATTACTAGGAAGTATGAGAAGGTTTCAAGATAACTTTTTCAAGAACGGAGCAGTTCCAGGTTTAGTACTAAAAAGTCCTAATACTCTTTCAGAAAAAATTAAAGAAAGAATGTTACAGGCTTGGAGTATAAGATACAATCCAAACACTGGAGGAAAAAGACCTCTTATCTTGGACGGAGGACTAGAAGTAGAACCAATGTCTCAAGTTAATTTTAAAGAATTAGATTTTCAAGATTCAATTAAATCAAACGAAAGAATAATTCTAGAGGCAATGGGAATACCACCAATTCTTTTAGATGGTGGTAATAATGCAAACATAAGGCCGAATCATAGACTATACTATTTGGAAACAGTTATGCCAATAGTAAGAAAAATAGGATATGCTTTGGAAAGATATTTTGGGTTTGCTCTCACTGAAGATGTAACAGGTATTCCTGCTTTACAACCAGAGTTGAGAGACCAAGCCGCTTACTATGCGACACTAGTGAATACAGGTATTCTTAGTGCAAACGAGGCTAGAGTGGCAATTGGTAAAGAACCTATCGATGGATTCGATGAGCCTCGGGTTCCTGTCAATCTAGCAGGTTCATCTGTGAATCCAGAGGAGGGAGGACGACCGAAAGAGAGTTCTCCAATAGAGGAAGAATAATATGACTAAAAATATGATGGTAAAAGCTTTATCTGATTTTTTCACTGAAAAAGGTGGAGTTATGGATTTAGTTGAGTACAAAGCACATGGAAAAGATGTTCCTGTCAAAGATTATCTATTAAGAAAATCTTTTGGTTCCTGGAATAGAGTCCTTTCCGTGGTAAACAAAAGATATCCTGTTTCTGTTACTCCTGTCAAGGTTGAAGAACCAAAGGCAGCACCAAAGCCAAAAGCTGAGGTGAAAGTGGAGAAAAAAGATGTCAAATAAAATTTTTCATTGGACTAATACTTTTAAAACCCTAGGCGAAACTGATGATGGTGGAATAGACATCAAAGGTTCTGCAAGTACAAATGCACTAGATAGAGCTGGCGATATAATCGAATCTGAGGCATGGACAAAAGGTGGACTGGATAACTATAAAGGCAATCCTGTATTACTTTTTAACCATGACTACAACAGACCTATAGGTAGAGCAACAGGGTTAGAAGTCACTAAGAATGGTTTAGAAATCTCAGGTAGAATTTCTAAAGCAGCTGGTGATATAAAAGATTTAGTTAAAGATGGTGTCCTTGGAGCGTTTTCTGTCGGCTTCAGAGTCAAGGATGCTGATTATATGACTGAAACCGACGGATATAAAATAAAGGACGCGGAACTTTTCGAAGTGTCTGTAGTATCAGTACCTTGCAACCAGGGAGCAACATTCTCTCTAGCAAAGTCATTTGATAGTATGGAAGACTACGATAAGTTTAAAGAGCAATTTATAAAGGCTAACTCAGTCGATACAGCAGACGCTGTGAAAATTGAGCAGCCAAGTGGGGAGAAATCCCAAATTATGGAGACTAATATGTCAGAAGAAAAGAAGACTCCTGAAGTTTCCCCTGAGTTTAATCTTGATAAATTCGCAAAAGAAGCAGCTGAAAAAGCTGTAGCTTCTTATGCGATGAAGCAAGCTGAACTCAAAGCAGCAGAGGAAAAAGCTGCAACTGAAGCCGCTGAAAAAGCGATGAAAGTTGAAGCTAATGAGAAGGCTGTTCAAGAAGCTAAGCAGGAAGAACAAAAATCTGTTATTGAAGCAGGTTTATCTGGAGCTGAAAGACTTATGTCTGATGTTGAGAAAAGAGTCAACGATAAGCATGAAGATTTAGAGCAAGTGGTTAAATCACTTGAATCTCAGTTAGCTGAGAAGTCTGAAGAAATCATGAATATCAGAGAGTCAAAAAGAATATTCTCAGATAGACAAGGTCAAGGCGACTGGAAAAAAACTTTCGAGAGCGATATTATTGACGCAAAATTTGCTGGTCTAGCGACTGGTAAAGGTTGGGACAATGAGTATGCTAAAGGTGTAATGGAAAAAGTTAACGCACATAGTGGTGTTGCTGTTTCTAGCGCAGACTTTGAGCAAGTCGTTTCAACAAACATCGAAAGAGATATACAGAACGAGTTGGTGTTAGCACCTCTATTTAGAGAAATTCCAATGACTTCTGCGAATATGATTATACCTATCTTACCAGATGCAGGGTATGCTGAATTTGCAGCAAACCAAGCAGCAAGTGGTTCTTCACCACATGGTAACTTACAAGAAAGAGGGGACGCTTACAACCCTGGTTCTGCAGGTGGTGTAGACATGACTGAAAGAACTCTTTCAACAAAGAAACTTATATCACAATCTTACTTAGGTAATGAAACTGAAGAAGATGCAATTATGCCGATCTTACCTCTCATTAGAGAATCAATGGTAAGAGCACACGCAAGAGGTATTGAGAACGCTATTTTAGCGGGTGACGATGCTGACGGTGCTTATGGTACATCAGGCGCATCTTTCGAAGGTTTATTACACCTAGCAAGAAATGATTCAAGCTTAACACAAAGTGCTACTGCATTTGCAACTGATACTTTGACTGCAGCTGAGTTGTTAGGAATGAGAAAGAATATGGGTAAATATGGTGTAAACCCATCTGAGGTTGTTTACGTCGTTTCACAAAGGTCTTACTATGAATTACTAGAAGATCCTGAGTTCCAAGATGCACAGCTTGTTGGAGATATGGCGACTAAACTAAACGGTGAAATTGGTCAAGTATTCGGTTCAAGAGTACTACTATGTGACGAATTTGCAGCACCAGCAGTAAGTAAATTTGCTGCAATCGCAGTATACCCAAGAAACTACGTAATGCCAAGATTAAGAGGCGTTACTATCGAGTCAGACTACGAAGTAGCAAACCAAAGAAGAGTCCTAGTGGCTTCTCAAAGAATTGGATTTACAGATCTAATCGACGGTGCTACATCTAAGTGGGCTTACCAGTACAAAGGTAGTTAATACCTTATACAGATTGGAGGGGATTCGTCCCCTCCACATTTTAGGAGAATTATGGCAAATTTAGTAACATTAAGAGAATACAAAGACTTCGCAGGACTTACTGGTGTAAGTGAAGACGCTAAGCTCAATGTTATTATACCTTCTATAAGCC